TTGCGGAACGACGACGGAATGAAGAAGGGGGGCGGGGACAGTATGTCGTCGACCTCGATGGAGCCAGGGCTTCGATACGGTGCCGACTGGATCGTCTCCGGCGATGCCGGGCTGGCTGAGGAGTTCCTGGACGGGCTGGACGAGGGAGAGCTGCTGGCTCTCCCTTATCTTTTCGAGTTCTGGGCCCTGCCGCATCAGCTGCCGCCGGGCGGCGACTGGCGGTCCTGGGTGATCATGGGTGGCCGCGGCGCCGGCAAGACCCGCGCCGGGGCCGAGTGGGTGCGGGCGCAGGTCGAGGGATCGCGCGCCGGCGATCCGGGGCGCTGCCGGCGCGTGGCGCTGGTGGCCGAGACGATCGAGCAGGCGCGCGACGTCATGGTCTTCGGCGACAGCGGGATCGTGGCATGTTCTCCCCCCGACCGGGTGCCGGAGTGGGAGGCGGGCAAGAAGCGGCTGGTCTGGCCGAACGGGGCGGAGGCGCGGATCTTCTCGGCGCATGATCCGGAGAGCCTGCGCGGGCCGCAGTTCGATTGTGCCTGGGCGGACGAGCTGGCGAAGTGGCGGCGGGGGCAGGATGCCTGGGACATGCTGCAGTTCGCGCTGCGGCTGGGGGAGGATCCGCGGGTCTGCGTGACGACGACGCCGCGGAACGTGCGGGTGCTGAAGACCCTGCTGGAGAGCCCGTCGACGGTGGTGACCTCGGCGCCGACCGAGGCAAACCGCGCGCATCTGGCGGATTCGTTCCTGGCCGAGGTGAAGGCGCGGTACGAAGGCACGCGGCTGGGGCGGCAGGAACTGGAGGGCGTGCTGCTGGACGATGTGCCGGGGGCGCTCTGGACCAGCCAGGCGCTGGAGCGGGCGCGGGTGGACATCGTGCCCGAGATGGACCGGGTGGTGGTGGCTGTCGATCCGCCTGTCACCGGGCACGCCGGGTCGGACGAATGCGGTATCGTCGTGGTGGGCGCGCGGACGCGGGGCGAGGTGCGCGACTGGCGGGCCTGGGTGCTGGAGGATGCAAGCGTCAAGGCCGCCACGCCGCAGGCCTGGGCAGAGGCTGCGATCGCCGCGCTGCACCGGCATGGGGCGGAGCGGCTGGTGGCGGAGGTGAACCAGGGCGGCGATCTGGTCGAGAGCGTGATCCGGCAGGTCGATCCGCTGGTGCCGTTCCGGAAGGTCCATGCCAGCCGGGGGAAGGTGGCGCGGGCGGAGCCTGTCGCCGCGCTCTACGAGCAGGGGCGGGTGTTCCACACGCGGGGACTGGACGCGCTGGAGGAACAGATGTGCCAGTTGGCGACGGGCGGGTTCCGGGGGAAGGGCTCTCCCGACCGGGTCGATGCGCTGGTCTGGGCGCTGCACGAGGTGATGATCGTTCCCGGCGGGCGGTGGCTGCGGCCGCAGGTGCGGGCGATCTGAAGTGCCTCGCCGTGCGGTCATCGTGACCCGGCATCGAGAAGAAACAGAAGGCGGGCGGTCCGGTGGAGCCGCCCGCCTTTTTCGTTCGGGGACGTGCGACGCGTTGCGCGGGGCACCGTGCGGTGGTGCGGGGCGGGATTAACTCCGGTGGGTCATGTTGTTCTCACGTCGCGGGGCACACCCTCGGGGCGATGGACGGAGGATCGGGGTGCGGGGGCTTTGCCCCTCGCATCCCGGCAGAGCGGATGCGGAGGCGACATGGGCGTGATCGGGTTCTTCCGGCGGGGCGAGGCAGCCGCGCCCGAGGTCAAGGCGAGTGCCACCGGCAAGGTGGTGGCCTGGGCCTCGTCGGGGCGTGTGGGCTGGAGTCCGCGGGATACGGGCTCGCTGACGCGGGTGGGGTTTGCCGGCAATCCGGTCGGCTTCCGCGCGGTGAAGATGATCGCCGAGGCTGCGGCGGCGCTGCCTGTCGTGCTTCAGGACGAGGCGCGGCGCTACGACGTGCATCCGGTGCTGGCGTTGCTGAAGGCGCCCAATCCGGCGCAGGGCCGGGCGGAGCTGTTCGAGGCTCTGTATGGTCAGCTGCTGCTGAGCGGGAACGGATACCTGGAGGCCGTGCCGGGCGCGGACGGGGTGCAGGAGCTGCATGTCCTGCGTTCGGACCGGATGAGCCTGGTGCCGGGAGCGGATGGCTGGCCGGTGGCGTATGAATACAGCGTCGGTGGGAAGAAGCACCGGTTCGACGCCTCCGGGCTCTCGCCGATCTGCCATGTGAAGAGCTTCCACCCTCAGGACGACCATTACGGCCTGAGCCCGATGCAGGCGGCGGCGCAGGCGGTGGACGTGCACAACAGCGCCTCGCGCTGGTCGAAGGCGCTGCTGGACAATGCGGCGCGGCCGTCGGGGGCCATCGTCTATCACGGGGCGGAGGGGCAGGGGGCGATGTCGGCGGAGCAATACGACCGGCTGGTGCACGAGATGGAGGCGCATCATCAGGGGGCTCGAAACGCCGGGCGACCGATGCTGCTGGAGGGCGGGCTGGACTGGAAACCGATGGGGTTCTCGCCCTCCGACATGGAGTTCCAGAAGACCAAGGAGGCGGCGGCGCGCGAGATCGCGCTGGCCTTCGGGGTGCCGCCGATGCTGATGGGCATTCCGGGCGAGGCGACCTACGCGAATTACCAGGAGGCGCACCGGGCCTTCTATCGCCTGACCGTGCTGCCGCTGGCGAGCCGAGTGGTGGCGGCGGTCGGCGAGTGGCTGTCGGGCTTCACCGGAGGGGATTTCGACCTGCGGCCGGATCTGGACCAGGTGCCGGCGCTGGCGGCGGAGCGGGATGCCCAGTGGCAGAGGGTGGCCGGGGCGGATTTCCTGACGGCGCGGGAGAAGCGGCTGCTGCTGGGGCTGCCGGCGGAGGCCGACGGTGAGTGATCTGCACGAGATCGAGTACGCGCCGTTCGAATGCGCGCCGGGACTGAAGCTGCAGGCGCATGAGCGGTTGAGCCGGGTGGAACTGGACGGGTTGAGCAAGCGGCTCGATCGGATGGAGGCGGTGATGGAGCGGCTGGAGAAGCGGCTGTGGCTGACGGTCTACGGCGTAGTTGGCGTGATCCTGGCGCAGGCCTTCATGTCGATCGTCGAGCGGCTGCCCTGAGGTGGGCGCGAATTTTCGTCGAAAATTCGGGGTCGGAGCGGCCCGAGAGGAGAGATGCGGAATGGAACTGGAGCGGAAGTTCAGGTCGCTGGGCGACGGGATCACCGTCACGGACGGGCATGTGATCGAGGGCTATGCCTCGGTCTTCGGGGCCCGGGATCAGGGCGGCGATGTGGTCGAGACGGGGGCCTATGCCGCATCGCTCGCCGCGCTGACCGCAGAGGGGCGGCGGGTGAAGATGCTCTGGCAGCACGATCCGGCGCAGCCCATCGGGGTCTGGGACGAGGTGCGCGAGGATGGGCGCGGGCTCTGGGTAAAGGGCCGGGTGCTGGACAGCGTCGCGAAGGGCCGCGAGGCGGTGGCGCTGATGGAGGCCGGCGCGATCGACGGGCTGTCGATCGGCTATCGCACGAAGCGCGCCCGCAAGGATGACGGGGGCCGCAGGCTTCTGACCGAACTGGAGCTCTGGGAGGTGTCGCTGGTGACCTTCCCGATGCTTCCCGAGGCGCGCGTCGCCGCCAAGGGGGACGACCCCGCGGCCGCGATCTGGCGCGAGATGGCGGCGGGGCTGCGCGCCCTGCGGCTGGAGAGCGGCGACCGCTGAGGCGGCCGCCCGACGCAACACCCGAACGAGGGGACATGGAATGAAGACGACCGAGCGCAGGTCTCGGGCCGGGGAAGGTATGTCCCCGGACATCGGGGCACCAGATCACGCGGCCGAGTTCGTGGCCGAGTTCAAGCACTTCCGCGACGCCATCGACGCACGATTTCAGCAACAGGACGACCGCATGACCAGGATCGACAGCTTCACCCGCCGCGCCGCGCGCCCGGCGCTTTCCGCCGCCGCCGATGCCGATGCGCCGCACCGGAAGGCCTTCGCCGCCTATCTGCGGTCGGGCGACGACGACGGGCTGCGCGGCATCGAGCTGGAGGGCAAGGCGATGAGCACCGCCATCGCGGCCGATGGCGGCTATCTGGTCGATCCGGAGACCTCGTCCTCGATCCAGTCGGTGCTGAAGAGCGCGGCGTCGATCCGGCAGATCGCCAATGTGGTGACGGTGGAGGCCACGTCCTACGACGTGCTGGTCGATCACACCGATGTCGGGTCGGGCTGGTCGGGGGAGACCTCGGTCTCCGAGACCGGGACGCCGTCGATGGACCGTATCTCGATCCCGCTCTACGAGCTTTCGGCCCTGCCGAAGGTCAGCCAGCGGCTGCTCGACGACAGCGCCTTCGACATCGAAGACTGGCTGGCGGGCCGGATCGCCGACAAGTTCCTGCGCGCCGAGGCCTCGGCCTTCGTGAACGGCAACGGGTCGGACAAACCGACCGGGTTCATGACGCACACGAAGGTTGCGAACGCCTCCTGGGTCTGGGATTCGCTGGGCTATGTGGCGACGGGGACGGACGGCGGCTTCGACGACACCGATCCGGCGGATGCCATCGTGGATCTGGTCTATGCGCTGGGCGCCCGCTACCGCGCGAACGGCACCTTCGTGATGAACTCGAAGACGGCGGGCGCGGTGCGCAAGCTGAAGGATCTGGATGGCCGTTTCCTGTGGTCGGACGGTCTGGCGGCGGGCGAGCCCGCGCGGCTGTTGGGCTATCCGGTGCTGGTGGCCGAGGACATGGCGGACATCGCCTCGGACAGCTTCTCGATCGCCTTCGGGGACTTCCGCGCCGGCTACACGGTGGCCGAACGGCCCGACCTGCGCATCCTGCGCGATCCGTTCAGCGCCAAGCCGCATGTGCTGTTCTACGCGACGAAACGCGTCGGCGGCGACGTGAGCGATTTCGCCGCGATCAAGCTGCTGAAATTCGGCGTCTCCTGACGCCGGATCGGGGGGCGGGTCTTCGGGCCTGATTCCTCGGGCGCGTGTCGCCGGGAAGCGTTGTCCAGCTGCTCCCTCCGTCCGAGCAACGTGGGTGGCACGCGCCGCCGAGGAGGGAGCCGCAGGGCCCGGGGCCGAGGGGTCGGCCCTGCGGCAAGCGGTTCACAGAAATATCCGAGGTATGAGCATGTTGATCGAAGAAGCCGAAGTGCCGCTGGCGGTCCTGCCGATGGAGGCCTTCAAGGCGCATCTCCGGCTTGGCACCGGGTTCGCCTCGGACGTGGTGCAGGACGAGGTGCTGGAAAGCTTCCTGCGGGCCGCCATCGCGGCGGTCGAGGCGCGAACCGGCAAGGCGCTGATCCAGCGCGATTTCACCTGGCGCCTGAGCGCCTGGCGCGATCAGAGCGGGCAGCCGCTGCCGGTGGGGCCGGTGGCCGCGATGATCGAGGTGCTGCGGGTCCATGGCGACGACACGGAGGCGGCGGTCGATCCGTCGCTCTGGCGGCTGGGGGCGGATCTGCACGTGCCGCGTCTGATGCCGCGCGGCGGGCTGCTGCCGACGATCCCGACGGGCGGGGCGATGAAGCTGCGGTTCACGGCCGGGTTCGCGGCCGACTGGGACGGGGTGCCGCGCGACATCGCCCAGGCGGTGATGCTGCTGGCGGCGCATTACTACGAATTCCGCGGGGAGACCGGATTGAGCGAGGGCTGCATGCCCTTCGGCGTGACCTCTCTGCTGGCGCGCTACCGAAATCTGCGGATGACGATGGGGGCGGGCCGATGAGCCGCGCGCCGCATCTGAACCGCGAGTTGGCGCTGGAGGCGCCGGTGCGGATCGCCGACGGCGCAGGCGGGTTCAGCGAGGGCTGGATCGAGCTGGGCCGGCTCTGGGCCGAGGTGCGGGCCCGGTCGGGGCGCGAACGCGATGCAGGCGGGCTGCCGCTGAGCCAGGTGGGCTATCGCATCGTGGTGCGGGCGGCGCCGGTCGGCGCCCCCTCTCGGCCCTGTCCGGAGCAGAGATTCCGCGACGGCGCGCGCGTCTTCCGGATCGAGGCGGTGGCGGAGCGCGATCCGCAGGGCCGTTACCTGACCTGCTATGCACGCGAGGAGGCGGTGGCATGAGCTACGGGGCAGCGGGAGCCTTGCAGAAGGCGGTGTTTCAGGCGTTGTCGGCCGATGCGGCGCTGGCGGCGCTGGTGGGCGGCGCGATCTTCGACGCGCCGCCGCAGGGCAGCGTGCCGCCGGTCTACGTCAGTCTGGGGCCCGAGGTCGTGCGCGACCGGTCGGACCAGGCAACGGGCGGGGCGCGGCATGATTTCACCGTGTCGGTGGTGACCGACGCGGACGGCTTCATGGGCGCCAAGACGGTCGCCGCGGCGGTCAGCGACGTGCTGGCTGCGGAGATCCCGGCGCTGGAGCGCGGGGCGCTGGTGGCGCTCTTCTTCCTCAAGGCCCGCGCGGCGCGGGAGGCGGCGGGAACGGTGCGGCGCATCGACCTGACCTTCCGGGCGCTGGTGGACGACGACTGAGACCTTTCAGGCCCTTGCGGGCCGGACTTCAACCGACGGAGAGAGACATGGCGGCCCAGAACGGCAAGGACCTTCTCATCAAGGTGGACATGACCGACGATGGTCAGTTCGAGACGCTGGCGGGTTTGCGCGCCACGCGGATCTCGTTCAACGCGGAAAGCGTGGACGTGACGAGCCTCGAAAGCCAGGGCGGCTGGCGCGAGCTGCTGGCGGGGGCGGGCGTGCGTTCGGCCGCGATCAGCGGCGCGGGGGTGTTCCGCGACGAGGACAGCGACGAGCGCGCGCGGGCGATCTTCTTCGAAGGGCTGATGCCGGAATTCCAGGTGGTGATCCCGGATTTCGGCGTGGTCGAGGGGCCGTTCCAGGTGACCGCGATCGAATACGCGGGCACCCATGACGGCGAGGCGACCTACGAGCTGAGCATGGCCTCGGCCGGTGCGCTGAGCTTCACGGCGATCTGATGGGCAATCCCTACGCAGGCGAGGTGACGCTGGTCATCGACGGCGAGGCGCGGGTGCTGAAGCTGACGCTTGGCGCGCTGGCCGAGCTGGAGGCGGGGCTGGGCGCACCGTCGCTGGTCGAGCTGGTCGAGCGGTTCGAGGGCGGCGGTTATTCGAGCCGCGACGTGATGGCGCTGATCGTGGCCGGCCTGCGCGGCGGCGGTTGGCGGGGCCGGGCGGAGGACCTGCTGTCGGCCGAGATCGAGGGTGGACCTCTGGGCGCGGCGCGGGCGGCGGCGGAGCTGCTGACGCGGGCCTTCGCGGTGCCGGGAGAGGCGGCGTGAGGTTCGAGTGGCCGGTGCTGATGGCCGCGGGCATCCGCGGGCTGCGGCTGCGGCCGGAGGAGTTCTGGCGCCTGACGCCCGCCGAGCTGCGGCTGATGCTGGGCGAGGGCGGCGGCGGGCAGGCTCCGCTGCGGCGTGCGGGGCTGGAGGCGCTGCTGGCGGCCTATCCGGACCGGGAGAAGGACGGAAACGATGGATGAGATCGACAACCTGGAAGAGATGCAGGCGCGTGCCGATGCGCTGATGGACAGCTTCGGCGGCGCGGCGGACATGGCGGGCGCCTTCGACGCCGAGCTGCGCCGGATGCGCGAAGCGATGGCCGCCACCGGCAAGGATATCGCGGTGCTGGAACGGGGGCTGAGCCGCGGCCTGCGGCGGGCGCTGGATGGTGTGCTCTTCGACGGGATGAAGCTGTCGGACGCGCTGCGGACCGTGGCGAACAGCGCCGTCAACGCGGCCTGGAGCGCGGCGGCAAAGCCGGTGACGGACCATTTCGGCGGTGTGCTGGCGAAGGGCATGGGCGGGCTGATGGCCGGCATCCTGCCGTTTGCCAACGGGGCGTCGTTCTCGCAGGGGCGGGTGCAGCCCTTCGCTTCGGGCGGTGTGGTCAACGGGCCGGTGGCCTTCCAGATGCGCGGCGGCATGGGCCTGATGGGCGAGGCGGGGCCGGAGGCGATCATGCCGCTCGCGCGCGGCGCGGACGGCAAGCTGGGCGTCCGGGCCGAGGCGGGGCGGGCGGTGAACGTGGTGATAAACATCCAGACGCCCGATGCCGAGAGCTTCCGCCGCTCCCAGAGCCAGATCGCGGCGCAGATGGGCCGCGCGCTGAGCCGCGGCCAGCGCAACAGGTGAGGAGGCGGCGATGAACTTCCACGAGGTACGCTTTCCCGCAGGGCTGAGCTTCGGCTCCACCGGCGGGCCCGAGCGGCACACGGATATCGTGACGCTCGCCAACGGGTTCGAGGAGCGCAACACCCCCTGGGCCCATTCGCGCCGGCGGTACGACGCGGGCGTGGCGATGCGCTCGCTGGACGACGTGGCGGAGCTGATCGCGTTTTTCGAGGCGCGGCAGGGGCAGCTTTACGGGTTCCGCTGGAAGGACTGGTCGGATTGCCGGTCGTGCCTGCCGACGAAGACGCCTGCGTATGACGATCAGGTCATCGCGACGGGGGACGGCGAGACCGATTCGTTCCAGCTGACGAAGCTCTACCGGTCGGGCGCGCATGGCTACAGCCGGCCGATCCGCAAGCCGGCGGCCGGCACGGTGCTGGTCGGCGTGGGTGGCGACGAGTTGCAGGAGGGCGTGCATTTCGAGGTCGACACGGCGACCGGATTGGTCGTGCTGGCCGAGGTGCCGCCCGAAGGCGCGCAGGTCACGGCCGGGTTCGAATTCGACGTGCCGGTGCGGTTCGATACCGACCGCATCCAGGTCTCCGTCGCCTCGTTCCGGGCGGGCGACGTGCCGAACGTGCCGGTGGTGGAGGTGCGGATATGACCTTCCATCCGGGGCTGAAGGGGCATCTGCAGAGCGGCGCGACGACCGTCTGCAACGCCTGGGCGATCACGCGGACGGACGGCGTGGTGCTGGGCTTTACCGACCACGACCGCGATCTGGCCTTCGAGGGGATCGTCTTTCGCGCGGACACCGGGCTGAGCGCCATGGCGCTGCAGCAGGGCACCGGCCTGGCGGTCGACAATACCGAGGCGGTCGGGGCCCTGAGCACCGCCGCGATCCGCGAGGCGGATATCGAGGCGGGCCGCTATGACGGGGCCGAACTACGAGCCTGGCTGGTGAACTGGGCGAATGTGGACGAGCGGCAGCCGGTGTTCCGCGGCTCCATCGGAGAGCTGCGCCGCGCGGGCGGGGCCTTCCGGGCCGAGATACGCGGACTGACCGAGGCGCTGAACGCGGTGCAGGGCGGCGTTTATCAGAAACCCTGTCCGGCGGTGCTGGGCGATGCCGCCTGCGGGGTCGACCTGTCGGCGCCCGGCTACGTCACCGAGCTTGCGGCCGAGTTGGTCGAGGACAACGTGATCTTCAGTTTCGCGGGCATCGGCGGGTTCGATTTCGGCTGGTTCCAGCGCGGCATGCTGACCGTGCTGAGCGGTGCGGCCGAGGATCTGTCGCGCGGCATCAAGCGGGACCGGATCGTCGACGGGGCGCGGGTGGTGGAGCTGTGGCAGCCGCTGCCGCTGCCGGTCGCGAAGGGCGACATGCTGCGGCTGACGGCGGGCTGCGACAAGCGGTTCGAGACCTGCCGGCTGAAATTCGACAACGCGATCAACTTCCGCGGCTTTCCGGACATCCCGGGCGACGACTGGATCGCCGTTCATCCCTCGCGCAGCGGCGAGGTTTCCGGAGGCAGCCGGAGATGACCGGCGAGCGCATCGCGGCGGCGGCGCGGAGCTGGATCGGCACGCCCTATGTCCACCAGTGCTCCACCAGGGGCGCGGGGACCGATTGCCTCGGCCTCCTGCGCGGCGTCTGGCGCGAGGTGCTGGGGCGCGAGCCCGCGCTGGTGCCGGCCTATTCCCGCGACTGGTCGGAGCCGCAGGGCGAGGAGCGCCTGTGGGACGCCGCCGCGCGGCATCTGGTGCTCAAGCACGTGGACGACGAGGCGACCGGCGATGTGCTGCTGTTCCGAATGCGGGACACGGGCGTTGCGAAACATCTGGGCATCGCGGGCCGCATCGGGGCGGGCGCGAGCTTCATCCACGCCTATTCCGGGCACGGGGTTGTCGAAAGCTCCCTGAGCCTGCCCTGGCGGCGGCGCGTCGTGGCGCGCTTCGCCTTTCCCGAACGGATCTGA